CGATCTTGACTTGCTTTTCTGTACCAGGAATAAACTTCGGCTCATTTGTACAAATTGCATAAACAGACTGGTTGGTGTTAGGCTTTGGTGCTTCCACACCATACCTTCCAGTGAACTGTAAACCTGAACCGTTCTGCCTTTCCATTTGTTCAATGGCTGCGCTCTTTTCATTGTCAGGAAGGACAGCAGCCGCAGCAACTACGCCACCAGTTGCTACGCCGCCAGCAAGCCCAAGGTATTTGAAAAAATTACGTCTTGTTGACATAATTATTCTTGATATGTCGAAGTTGCTTCAACGGCAATCCAATACTCAATATTCTTACCCTTGAAGTGAGCAAGACCACGAGGTGAAATGGATACATCATAGTCACCATTCATCACCTTAATGTTTTCACTCTTGAACACTGTGCGGAATTCAATATCAGTTGTACCAACTTCAATACTGAAAACGTCAGCAGATGTACCCTTGACATCAATAGCCTGAAGGAAAATCTTACCGCCCTTACCAGTGATGGCGAGTTCGGGGAGACCAAGCACGCCAAGAGCGCGAGTGATCTTTGTAAGATGAACTTGGGGCAAATTGAAATTTACCTTGTAGTCATTGACAACGATGTCTCTTTCAGGTGGGGCAAGGAACAGTGAAGGATCACTGAAGGTATAGTCGCAAGTTTCAGAGCCTTGACGGACAACAACATGCTTTTCCTTAAACTCAAGTTCTGGATCGTCAAACTGAGAAACAACACCAAGAAAACGAGAGATGTCATAAATCGCAAACTGACTTGGGAACTCTTGATCAAGAGTCGCCTTGGCAAGAACAGACTTACCAGACATTACTGTTCGGATTACATTGCCTGGTTTGACAAGGATGGACTGGTTGATTGTGGAAAAATTCTTCAGCACATTCACGGTATTTTCATTAAGTTTCATTTCAAACTCCTATAACAAAACATCAAGATAATATACTACAATCGAGAAAATAAATCAACTCTTCTTTTTCTTCAATAGGCTGGAGTCAGCAGTTGCTGCAGCACCAATGTTGGCCAAGTCAATCAGTGAACCGCCAAACACATACATACCAACGTGCTGCAGTTTCATCCATGGACACAACCAAACGCTCATGCCAGCCTTACGTGACCACTGACAGAACATATAGTCCTCAGACAGATAACGATTTGAGTCTGGACAAATTGGTGTATCGAAAAATGCCATGATCTGGCGTGAGCCATCAAAGTGCTCAGTGCGGACGTGATCTGGGCGATACAATTGCTTTGGATATGCCTCTTGGAATTTTTCAAATGTTCTTCGGCGAATCATCATGAAGCCAGTGCCAGCCTCCAACACCTCAACTGGTTGGCCAAGTGGGATTTCGGTTTGACCGCCAACTGGGTTGAAAACGTAGTCACCAACATATTTTTCAAGTTCGCCAGGATCCTTATCAGCAAATCCCTTATCAACGGCAACCTTGATTTTTTCCCAACTGATACACTTCTTTGGATATGGACCAGCAATGATATCATACTTGTTGTCTGGATCTTCATGATCGGACAACGCGAGCAGAGCGATCACATCATTAGCATTGAAGCCGATGTCTGAGTCAATGAACATAAGGTGAGTGTCACCGCTACGCATAAACTCATCAGCGCAATAGTTACGTGCGCGTGTGATCAGTGACTCATTGAACAGGAAGTAAAATCTTACCTGAATTCCATAGTGAGTGCAAAGTGCTGAAAGATCAGCGACTGAGCGGGCAAACATACCGCTACACTGACCGCCATACATTGGAACCGCAAGGAAAAGTTTACGCTTGCGAAGTTCTTCCACAGATACCTTAATATCAATTCCCATTTTTCATAGCCTCATCATGATTGTAAAGTTGAATGATAGAATAATGAATGATCTTCATTAAATCCTTTCGCCACTCCTCTGACGTACCCTTTTTACCATAGCGTTGGGCATATTTGAGAATATTGCCCATACAAAATCCAGTGCCATGACCTGAGTCAATGATAAATTCTGTTGCCTGGTATTTGTTTTGAGAGTAGTGTTGATTGTAAGTCGAGTCGATGTAAGTTTGAATCTCATTTACATACTCGCCTTCCTTGTATTTATAATCAATCATTGGATCACCTTCCTAATATGTTGAAGAATTTTTTCCTGATCTTCGACTGTTTCATTTGTAAAAATTTCAGTTACAAACTTCAAGTCAAAGTTGCCAAGGATGTTACTGATTTTACTCTCACGACCAGCCAGCCAAGTTTCATTTTGATTTGAACCACGTGTGGCGTAACGAGCCCCTCTGGTTTCGCGATTGGTCTTCAAGTAAACCATATGCAGTTCAAATTTGTTGTTACAATGTTCAAGAAAAGAAGAAGTGCAAAGACGATCACCCTCAAAGAAAACAACTGAATCAGAGGGTAAACTGTCCAAAAACTTAATTGCCTCTGGTTGCACTGCCATACTCATCCTATCAGTGCCAGCAAACACCTCGCCCTCTTCATATTTACCAAGAACATATTTGTTCTCATGTTTATGGTATGGGACAAGTTTGAAGTCTTCAAGCAATGAGTCTTTAGCAAACCCAAGGTCACAAAGCACTCGACGCATCAGTGTGGTTTTTCCACATCCTGGCTCGCCAAAAATCGCAACAACTTTCATAGTATACCTCAGTTAAGAAATTTTGTCAATGAGTTTTCAGACTCTTTGTGATAAAATGGTAGTTGATTAATTGGAACCCAACGTTGAGGTTCTCCATTATACCAAGCCTCAACACGAGGAATTCTACCAAATTCTTTTAGGCAATTGACCCAGTCTTTACAATATGCCTCGCCATGTTTGTTATGATTTTCGAATAACAAACTTTTTGGAATTACGTTTTGGCGACCTTCAAGGTATTTATCCCAAAGCCAATCATACTCTGGCCAATCTTTTTTCATTAGCATCGTTTCAGAGTATTGTTCATCTATATAGCATCCACCATAGCGGGAGCCTTTATGCTGACGTTTGTAATTACAGCAAGCAGTTTCAAGGGTGAAGAATCCAGCCTTGACAAACTTCTTATCAGCAATATATTCCGCTGCAGTTTGTTCAAGGTATTCACAGTCCTCTTTTGAAATAGTTTCGCCAGTCAAGTCATCACGCCCAATACAAAACGCCCAACCAGAGCGGTGGCTTTTGCCATCAGCAAATTCCATTGTTGGCGGTTTGATTGGCGCCTTGATAAAACTCTCAATGGCTTCTGAAAAACACCAGTGACCCATTCTACCCCAGTGATACCACTCGCCCATGCATTTTTCTTTCAGCATGTTATAATTTTTATGTTTGTCATCACTTTGTAGACAAGATAGGATTAAATTTCCCAATGTTCCATATGGCTTAATTGACTCGCCAACGGAGTATAAAAATTTATCAAATACCATTTTGCGGTATTTACAGTCAGGTGAAAACAGGAGACGTTTTTTATTCTCAAAAAAGAAATCAACCAACCCCTGTACATCAGAGGTCATCACTGGAAACCGATCAGCAAACATTGACTCACATGGACCAGCATAAGTCGCGCCATGGAACAAACCCATGACACAACGTTTCTCAAAGTCAAAATTCATGTTGTCGGCAATCCAAGTCTCAACTGAAATATCAGGAGAAAAATCGTTTGTTACGCAATGAAATTCATAAAATTTATCAAAACCTAACTTGCGATATTCCATATCGCGATAGTCAATATCAGATCGCATAGATACATTTTCCATGGCGCCAGATTTCATCTCTTATTTCATAGCCAAGGTATTCACGTTTGTTACGTTTAGCCGCAGCAAGTGTAGTACCAATACCAGCAAATGGATCATATACAATATGACCCTCGTTAGTATAATTTAGGATACAATACTCGGCGACTTCAATCGGTTGACCAACAACTTCACCATCAATTTTCTTTTCTTTACCGAATGGTCCCCAAAAGTCTTTGCCATACGTTTGATACAATGAGTCTTTTCTCAAGTTGTACAAACCCTTGACTCCCTCTTTTTGGAATGACAATATATGTAGTATTTGCGAAGAGTAGGCATTGAAACTTTCGCTCTTTTTGGAATACTTTACATCACGAAGATAATAACCGTTTTCCAAAAAAGAGTCAATGACAAATTTAAACTTTGGCAACACCCTGCCATTATTGCGACGGTCTCCAGTGAAGGAAACGGTGGCTGTGCCAAGTCTAGGATTCATCATAGGAACGATGCTGTTCATAAACTTGGTCTTGTAAGTTTCTGGTTCGTTGATACTGACGCCAAAGAACCCAAGGTCTTCATAACAAGGTGGGCTCATGAACAGGTAATCATAAACCTCATTGGCAAAATTGTCCAAACAACTGCCAAGTTTGAATTCACTCATTAGAAAAAGTCCTCAAGTGACCCAGCAACCCCAACCACGCCATCTTCATCTTTCATATTGTGCTTGGTCAAATAGTCTCGCCACTCTTGAGTTTCCCACATTCCTGGGCTGACACCGTTCCAAAGTGGGCGCCACATTGGATGGTCTTTGTTTGATTTTCTTTCTTCGACAAATTGACGGCGAAGTGATTCATATGGCCATGACTTCAACTCAAGCATTTTTTCACGGAAATAACAAACCAGCGAAATGCGCTCTGCCTTGTCATGGTTCAGTTTAATCTCAGTGTTACCATGGATAATTTCATGATTGTTAACAAGCAACAAGTCGCCAGGACGCACATTGACGGCAACTCGGTACTCGGGGAAAATAAGGTAGCCGCCAGTGTATTCACCACTACCAACAACGAGCAAGTTACTCAAACCTGCATTCAAGTCACCAGCATCGCGGTGAGCAGCAGTGCGGAAACTCTTATTGACCGTGATAGTTGTGAATACAGTCTCAGGAACAAGGAAACGTTTATCCAGTTTATCAGCAGCAGCCTTTTGATTGCCCCAACGCCATGGCATTAAATCTTTGAAGCCACGGTTCAGTGATTGCAAAAACGGATAAGCCATAGCAAACTTGTCTGGATTTTTTTCAGTATACGACGTTGCACGACCGTATGGAATTCTTGGGTAGCGGTCATACCATCCAGCAACGCCAGAGTAAACTGACTTGGCATAATTAGTAACTGAAATCCAATTTTCAGCAACTTTGGTCGCTTCGGCTTTTTGAACCTCACGCGATTCATTTTTAATTGAGTCAACCCAATTGTCAAACCAACCATGATACTCTGGGTAAACTTTAGTCACCTCTGACCGTAACCAAACTTTACCTCGATTTTCGTCAACATCCATTTTGTTATTTTTGAACTGTTCACGGAGGGTATCAACGTTGACATCATAAATTAATTTGCTGCCATCATCTAAAAAGTGATCAAGGATTGCGAGTTCATAATCATTGACCCAATCACGACCCTTTCGACCAGTGGTGCTTAAAATTTCACCACGTGGTCCCGCAGCAAGACCTCGGTTTTGGCTCTCAGTTGCGGCTTCACGCAAACCGATATATGCCTGATCTTGTTCTGTTTGGGTGAAGTAGTTTTTACGAAACTTGAATGCGATTTGGCGTTCATCAAACTTTTCTGAATCGTTTGCGCTGGTCAAGTCAGAAATTGCTGGCATGTAACAGTCAGTGTCTTCCTCGACCAAAATGTCATAATGACTTTCGTCAAGATAGGTGCCAAGCAAGTGCTCGGAATTAAATTTTTCTTTCGCTACGATTACTTTAACCATGATAGAAATTCCCTCGACTTATCTGAAAGTTGACTCATCGGTTTGACTGGATACTTGTTGAACTTTTTTGCATTCTTCTTGGCTTTTTCAAGATGATATGCATTCGCTCTACTAGTATATAGTAAACCATTTAAATGGTCAAGTTCATGTTGGAAACATCGGGCAGTGATACCATCAAACGTCTCAGTTACTGTTTCACCGTTTGGTAAAGTATATCTTGCCTTGATTTTCTTTGGGCGCTTGATCTTCACGAAAAACCCTGGGAATGACAAGCAACCTTCCTCAAGGTAAATTTGCTCTGATGAATAGTCTACAATTCGGGGATTAAAACAACCAATGATTTCTTCAGCACGCATAACAAATGCACGATGTGGTAAACCAATTTGATTTGCTGACAAACCAATACCATGATGTTCGATCATAGTGTGAGCCAAGTCATTGTACAACTCAACTGGATTGATTTGCGGATTCATAAAATCAAACTCTGGCATCTCTTGCCGAAGCAACTCATGCTCACAATCAATTAATTTCCTAATCATGCCATCCTCGAAAAATTTTGGTTCTTTACAAATTTAATCACTGAGTGAAATTTATCATAAAGTTGATCACCCTTATGGCTGATGATGAAAACATTTGTATCAGCAGTAAGGCTCTCAAGTATTTTCAAAAACTCATCTGTTCCCGTAGCATCTAGTGAACTGTCAAACACTTCATCCATGATCAACAAGTTTGTAGATGCCGAGTTACGCATTTTAGCGATTGATCTCCAAGTGAATAACAAAGCCAAGTCAATACGCATCTTTTCACCTTCACTGAATGAGTCATATGAAAACTCATCACGAAAACGAGACTTGATCGTTTCCTTGAAACTTTCATTCAATTCAAACTGTACAAAGAAGTCCATTGATGCGAGGTACTTGTTAATCAGTTTGTTCATGATTGGAACATACTGACGGATGATTTTGGTTTTGATACCAGTGTCTTTCAACAACACTGATGCAACATCTTGAATTTTCTTTTCTTGATGGAGTGTGTCCAATCCAACTCTTTTCTCATTCAATTCAGTTTGTAGGTTTTCGATTTCAACGTTGTTGGCATCAATAACTTTGGTGTTACTTTTGATTGACTCGATTTCTTCATTCAAGGTCTTGATTGTCTCGTTCCATGAATAAATCTTGTTGTTGTTTTCAGTAACTTGACGGTTGATTGACTCAATTTCTTTGTTGACTGAATTTATTTCCCCAATACGAATTTGTAATGCCTCAAACTCCTTGGACAACTGAGACAACCCATCATTGACTTGGGTCATTTGCTCATTGCGAGTGTTCAGTTTTTCACACTTGAACTCTTCATGTATACCCTGTTTACAAGTTGGGCAGTTATCATTTTCTTCAAAAAACTTCAACTCTTTCTTAATTGAACGAATTTTATCCTCCAACTTCCTTTCCAGTTCAAGGATTTTCTTTTGTTTTTGTTCAACTTTTTCTTGATCGTTGATTGAGTTTCGCAGTCGCTCAATATCAAGGCTCAGGTTGGCTATGGTATTGTTTGCATCAGCCACCTTACCTCTGGTGGCGTCAAT